AAATCCGGCTCAAAGAATTCACCGATTGCCTTAATACCTTTCCATAGCAAGTCAGCAATCGTTTTACCGAGGCCGTTCCAATCTTTCGATGTAAAGGCGGCTACAATCTTATCGGCAATCTCCTGTGCCTTATTGCTCAAACCATCGAGGGCGGCGTTCCAAGCAGCTTCGTACTCATCCATCAGAGAACTGAGTGCGTTGTCGAGAAGGCCCATATCTCCGGGACTCATTCCTGTGGAACCGGTATTACCTTTACCGCTCTTTCCACTGCCACCCGTTCCAGTAGTGGAACTCTCATTCGGAGAATTAAGGACATTCAATTCATCAAATGCAAGGATGGTATTTTTCAGCTTTTCGGCTGTGTCAGCTGCATTTCCGAGCGCATCATTTGCATCGTCAGCCGCATTGGCAAGCGCATCTACACCGTCAGCCGCGTCAAATCCGTCATCGGCAATATCAGCGAATGCATCGCTCATACCGCCCGTAGCACCGCCACCCTCGCTCTTGATTCCGAGGAATTTACCGAGCCATACAAACAGTCTTTGCAGGGCAATTACAAGACCGTTGATATAAGGCAGTACCTTTTGCACAACAGGAAGGAAAATATTACCGATTGCTCTTGCCAGTGTGTTGACGTTCTGTGTCAGCAATCTATACTGGTTAGCCGGTGTATTCAGTGTCGTTGCCATATCGCCCCATGCCACACGGGACTGGTCTAAGATGGCAATCATACGAAGTTCTGCCTTTGCAGCGCCATCCAGTTTGGATACGGATGTGGTCAGTCCTGCATTGTAGGCATACTGCTGAAGAGTAGCCATTGAGATATCAACGCCAAGGGAACGTACCGCTCTTGTCTGACCTGCAAGTGCGGATGCCATCTTTGTATATGATTCTTCGAATCCAATGTTTCTCAGAGCAGACCAGTCGGCACCGAGCATTGTTAATGCCTTGGATGTCTGCAAAGCAGCTTCGGATGTCATACCGAGACCGTTCGCCATCTGACCGAATTGAGCCTGATAGTTGAGAAGCATATTCGGGTCAAGCCCGAGGTTAACCTGTCCTGTCGATGTTGCTTCGCCGGTCTCGCGGTCGATATTGAAACCCGACATCTTCCGTGTCAGTTCAAGTGCTCTGTCCTTAAAAGAATTGGCGTATGCTTCAGCGGAATCATATCCTGCCTGCGCCCATCCGTTGACGGAATCTTCTCCGATCTTATCGAAGGATCTGTCGAAGTAGTGGAATGTTTCGATGAAGTTCATCGCCTTTTCGGTAGCACCCCACAGCGTACCGAATACTTTCTTCAGAACAGTGAATTTAATCACCAAACTGCCTACCGTAGTAAGCAAATCATCGAATCGTTCTTTTGTGTTTCTTGCTCCCGTGACGAGTTTTGCGAATCCGCTTACGGCTGATGCGGTTCCTTTGCCGAGAGCCATCATTCCTTTTGCCATAGCTGTCGGAGTTCCGATGAACATTCCTTTGCCGACAGTCAGACCGAATTTCGCTACGGTCTTTGTGTAATTGCCGAGCGTGGAGAATGATTTTCTAAAAGCAGAACCGAATCGGGTAGCTGCTCTGGAAGAATTGTCGACAGAATGAGACAGTGACTGAACCTGTTTCGTGGTCACATTGATTTTGGTATTACCTTTAACTTGAGTGAGGGCTTTTGACAATTCGCCCAGTTTACCTATCAACCCATCAAGGGCGGCATTGGCTTCCGATGCATCAGCTTCGATTTTTAGTGTTAACTCGTCAAGATTCTGTGCCATTTGTTCTCACCTCACTCTCTTTTTCCAAGCTTGTCGTACCAAACTTGGCTTTATTAAATGCCATTGCCCATGTAGCGAATTTCTCTGCATCGGAAACAGGCTTAACATCCTCTTCCGGCTTCCTTGCAAAACCGTATGGGTCAATCGGCTTTTCCGGATATCTCCCTTTACCGATAGTCGAGATTGCTCTCTGTACATAAACACCTTTGAGCCAACTTTCCGAATCCATTTCTGTCAGCCGTTGTCTTCTCTGTTCTGTGTAGTACGGAGCGTACCTTTTCAATTTCTTAGGATTCATGTTGTAGAAGACTTCACAAGGTATCCCGAGAGCCACGCCTACCGGAATCCACACCTCTTTGATGTAGTCATAAGTATTATCGAATTTCTTCCGGATTATGCTCTCGTTGCTTTCCTCTTGTGATCCTGCGGCTGGACGGGAAGTTTGCCCTCTTGTTTTCTGAGGGCTTTGAAAAAATCCGAATCCTCAACCGCCTGTGTGAATGCATCGAAGATTTCCGTGATACCGTTGCCGGCAATCATGTGAGCCTGGATCAGTTCTCCTGCTGTCTCCACATCGGAATCGGTAATCCATGCCACGATGGCTCTTGCTGAACTGATGGTGCTCTTTCTCATCTGCTTCGGGTTGAGGATATCCACGCCATACTCGGCAAGGTCGCAAAGCGCATTGTAGTTGATTTCCGGAACATCATACTCTGTGTTATTGATTACAACCGTTCTTTTCATCTTCGGCTTTTTCTCCTTTTTTGCATTTCATGTAATAAAAAAAGACGGGACTTACCGAAAAGCCCCGTCCTGTCAGTTACCCGTATTTAATACCGCTTAAGCCTTGAGCGTTACAGCGGAAGACGGAGTGCATACGATTGTCATCTCACGCACGGCATTAACGTCACCGCCGTTTACGTATACGGTATGTGTGCCTGTCCATGTGTAGGTGCCGTCAGCACCATTTGCTCCAAACGCAAGTTCATACACCTGATCTTCTGTATCTGCTTTCTCAAGCACTGCCTGGTATGCTTCAAGTGTATAGTTTGCGGTAAATTCCATCTGATCGACTGTCTGTACGCCCGGACAGAAGGTCTGAGCGGTATCCTGGAGATCGGTGGTCTCGAGATTATCGGGAGCGCCACCCAGATCCGGATACGATTTAATCTTGCAAAGTTCAGCTACAGAAGCGGCATCTGCGCCACATTTCAGCACGGTGCCGATGGTAGAAATACCTTTTCCCATAACTCATTGCTCCTTTCGTTATTCTTCGAATCTATCTATCACATCACTGCTCCCGATGATTCTTTCGAACCTTGCGGTAACTCTTTTGATGTCGGGAGAAGTGTAGTTTATCGTTTCATTAAAACCGCTTGTTCGTCTGAAGTTCATACGATACATGGTGCTGTTGACGATATCTGCCAGTCGGTATGCATCTGATAGGGATGTCTTGACGAATATGTCAATCTGCACACCGCAGGTCACTGCATTCTCCGAATCGTTATCCGCAGATAAGTCATCGGCAACGGAGTTATTGATTATCGTCTGCACCGCACATGCAGGAAACTTTGCTTTTACATCCGACTGTGTGGATGTAACCGCTTTAACCTCGTCTCCCAAGGCCAGTTTTACGTTGGTGAGTATTCTGTTTTGCCAGTTAATCATTTTCTGTAAAACACCTGCCTTGCTATCGATAAGATTTGCTTCTTCATTTCCTGCGATGCTTTCCACATCGGTGCCGTAGGTTCGACACCGGATGACTGATGCCATTCTCCGGCAATGTCTTTCCACTGCCAGAACTCTTCAAATGCATGTTTCTGCATCGGGAATGTCCCTCTACCCATACCGATCCTGAAATTGCTGTCATCAGCGAATTGACCGGAACCAAACTCAGCCATCAGAAGTGGATTTACAACTCTGATTTGTATGCCTTCTTCGTTAATCCACAGTGCGTACAAATCCGTTGGGATACCGGCAAGATTGCCTTCTGCTCCTTTTGGAGTTTTGCCGTGCCGGACCTCAAACTCGATGTATTGACCGTATTGCAGTTCATCTCCGCTCGGATGCGTTCCGATTGCATTCTTATTCAGCACCGCAACTTGGTATCCTGCTTCGCAGAGTTTCCGTACAAACTGGTCACACCTGTTACTCAGTGTGCGCTTGTAGTTGCGGAGACTTTTCTTACAGTCAAGAATGCCGCCCTTGGCATTGAGGTCTAAAACTATCGTTCTCGGCATTACTCATCATCACCGCCTTGACCTGTGTGCTGTCTTAAAGCGTAGTGAACATGATAATGTCCTCTCGCAATAGCAGCTACACGATACTTGGCTGTTTCGGGAATGACATTGCCATCGTTATCAAGTGGCGGTTCCGAATCCCACAGAAGAGTCCGCTCATCAATACCTAAATCCATTTTGGCTGTGGACATTGTGTTTGAGTAGTTGACTTCAAGCCCAAAGATGTCATGATCTGTTAATCCTCTGGAAGGTGAGATATTTGCTCTCGTCATTTTGGGAGCACCGTATGCTTTTGACATCTCTCCGGTGAAGTCTCCGTTCTCATCCACAACAGGAACGGGGTCTTCTCTTAATGCGTACCAGACCTTCTTTGTGTTTATCCATGCGTTCAGCATCTCAAATCACCTCAACTAAAAAGAACCACCATTACGGCGGTTCTCTAGTCTTTGTATATGTATCCTCGGACATCACAATGTAAATCCTCCAAAGCTTTTTATACAAAGATTCCAATCTATATTGTTTAGATCAAACAATTCAGACAAGATTGATGATTTAATCGAATTAACAATGTAATCCCTGTTTGAGTATCTGCAATCAAGTCTTATCATTGATATTCCGTGATCATGTGCCAAAGATTCCTTCATTTCATCTATGGCTTGAATATTATCTAAGGTCAATCTGTCGTTTCTTGTGTTCTCATTGTAATGGTCTAATCCATCTACTTCTATGACATATTCATCACCATTATTAGTTTTGAAATAATAATCATATCTGTATCTACCGGACCATTCCGGTGAGAATTCAGTTACAAATTCCAACCCTAGTTGTTTCAAAAACCAATAAACAAATTTTGAAGGATACGATCTCGACATACTGCATGCTTTACAACTGCCGCTGTGTCTATCGAGCGTTGCTTCTTGTATGACATTCATCTCATGGCAATTTAGACATTCACATTCATAGTATTTATCATGACTATTGCTGTTCTTTTTTAGTCTTCTGAACCTGTCTTTGATTACAAACCTACTATAGTCTGTAGTAACCTCTTCTCCAATTTTATAATGGTATTTTTTATGACCATTCTCGGCTGTATAACAGCCACATGATGCATACGGACTCTTTCTTAGATTCCGCATCTTTTTAACAACTACATTTCCGCAGTCACACCGGCATTCCCACAATGCTTCTTTTCCAGAACCGTTTTCATATCCGTCAGTAGTTCCTGCAAAAGCGGTGATTGTCAACATCCCATATCTCTCACCGATATGTGATTCATCATGCTGAGAAACACCTTTAAAGTTTATTCCGCGCATACATCCACAAGATTGCTGACCTCGTTTCAGTACCGAAGACCTTAATTCAACCGTGTTTCCGCATTCGCATTTACACAGCCAATAATATACACCATTTTTAGGAGGCAAAGGACTTAAAACAGTAAGTTTTCCTTGCACCATTCCAGACAAATCAATTCTTTTTGCCATAATTCACACCCTCTGTTTTTATGTTTGGAACAACGTGTATTTATAAAATAAATATACCACATTTAACAGAGAATGTAAAAGGTTTTATACTATCTCGGCAATCGGTACGACATCTGTCAGAATGGTTTGTTTCGTCCAGAGCCGGGTCGTGCCTGCGTCCGTCAACATTGACAGCCCTTCGGCTCCGATTCGCCCGTACAGTTCCGGGATAATCGTCATTGCGATATCGTATTTTCTTCGTTCAAAATAACGGTTTACGTCAGCTTCTATCATTTCGTCCGTGTAGGACTCCGGATAGTTGCGTTTAAACTTGTAAGTGTCGATAACGGATTGGCAAAGCGCAAGGAGGAAATCATTCTTGATGTCGTCTTCTCCAATGCGCTTAAAGTACATTTTGGCTATCTCAAGAAGTTCCTCGTCCATGCGTTATACACCTGCCTTCCGTCTGCCTCTTCTCGGTACTGCCGTTTCCACAGGTTTCTGCGGTTTTGGAATGAAATCTTCCTCCACCGCAGGTTTCTCTGTGTATCTTTTCCAACCTACTTTTGC